CACGTCTGTTGAACCGCAGGTGCGGCAGCGGTAGTGCTGATGCTTGCCGTGTGGCCCCGAACGGAGCTGGAGGTTTTCGATGCGGTTGTCATGCCTGTCTCCGTTCAGATGGTGGACAGTCTCGTGCTGCTCGAGCGGCCGGCCAAGATGGTGGGCCATTACGAGGCGGTGCTCCATGACGTAGCCGCCTCTCTGCCTCATCGTCGCCATGGGATCATCCGCCCTCAACCAAATCGCCACGTACTGACCAACGTGAACCTTCCGTCGATGCTTGCCCAGCGACAAACCACTGAGCAGGTACTTCATCTGCAACGTACTCGTTCCGTAGGCACGATTGAGCTCTTCGCGAGTTTCACCATTGAGATACCTCTCGCGAATCTCAGCGACCTGCTCGTCCGACCACTTACGTGGTCGGCCACCGACCGCTCGCACGGGTAGTTCTAGCCTGACGATGACATTCTTGATTGTCGCCGTGTGACAGTTGAAGTCACGGGCGATATCGGCCATCGCCTCGCCGTCGAGGTAGCGACGGGCGATCTCCTGTTCCTGCTCCTTCGTGTGCTTGCGCCGCCAGTCAGTCTTGGGTCGTGGATCACGTGAAGGCTTGATCCCATGGCGGCTCAGCGCTCGATAGACGCTTGTGGAGCCTACGCCGATGGTGCGAGCAATTGACGGTGCTCCCTCACCTGCAAACCAGAGCCGCAGGATGTCTTGGTCGTGCGTTGTGTTGGGCATAGGAGGACGGTAACACTTTTATCATCACCCTACAGCGCCAACCGCACTAGATGCCCGCAAACCCTTTATTCAAGCCGCAATCGGGGTCAGGCTCAGATCCAAATCGCCGGTGGCGATTGTAAAATTGTCTCCCGCCGTCACGCCGCGCGAGGTCTCCAGCGCATCCGAGCCCAGGAAGGTGCCCGAGGTCGAGGCGTCCCAGAAGGAGACGTGCGAGTTGTGGACGAGCACTCCACCGGCAACGAAGGAGTGTCCCTCTGCCACCTCGATGTCGTAAACCGGCACCGCATCCTGCGGGACGATGGACATAACCCTGGACTCCGATGCACCCGCTCCCGACTTCAGATCGATCGGCGAGAGGACGTGGTCGCCCGCGTTCAACTGCCCCAGTCGTTGCCACTCGCCCGTGGGCAAGAGCACCGGGTGGTTCTCGGTTGCCTGGAACTCGTGTTCCCGCGTACGAACCGTGAAGGTCTTGGAGAAGCCGGTCTGCATCTGGGCAACCACAGCCCGCAGCTGCAGCCTCCCGTCCAGCCACGTCCAGACCTCATCGCCCGCCTGGATCTTCCCGATTGGCTTCGTGCCGTGCTTGGTCGCGACCAACTGCCCGAAGGGCAAGCAGTACGTCTCGGTCGTCGACACGCTCGACCAGGTGCAGTCGGCCGACGTCGTGATCGCACCGGCCGAGGCGGCCGAGAACGTGCCCTCCTGGCGCGTCGTGTTGGCGGCGGCGTTCGAGGTGCCCGCAGCGCCGGGGTCGCCGGTGTGCAGCTTCACCCACAGCTCCGCCGGCTCCGACCAGGCCACCGAGCGGGCATAGGCGTCCAGGATCGAGTTGGCGATCGCCGAGGACATGCCTGTCGTCATTTTGCAACCTCCTGTCGTGATCGTGGCTTGATCGTCAACTGCAGGGGCGTCCCGTCCTTGAAGATGCCCATATGCGTGCCGATCTCGAAGCCCTTGTCCTCTGAGTAGACGGGCCAGATCGTGAACGTCGAGCGGTGGCCCATGCATACCGTCGGGTCGCACCAGATGTCGTAGCCCGCCTGGCGGATCTTCCCGCACAGCGCCAAGTCCTCGTTCAGGAACTGGCCCTCGGCGTAGGAGAACCAGGGATCGCCGATCTCCTCCAGCACATGGCGGCGGATCAGCATCCCCGCCGAGCCCGCGGCATGGACGCGGAAGGGCTCCTGGCCGATCTCGGAAAGCTCGTAGGGCAGGTAGCCCTCCGCCGTTCGCTCCTTGAAGATGACCGGCGAGAAGGGCGGGGAGCGCTGCAGGATCAGCGGCACTACGACGTCAAGCTCGTGGTCGAGCAGGCGCATGAGCGCATCGCGCTCCCACATGTGGTCGTCCGACTGCACCCATGCCCACTCCGATTCCGGGTTCATCTTGCGCAGGCACTCGTTGAGGTTCTCGACGATGGACACCGACTGCTTCATCGTGATCTGGCAGCCCGGCGGCAGCTCGGTGTTGAACAGGCTGAACATGAAGCCCGAGTAGCGCAGGAACTCGCCGCCCGCGAAGATGACGGCGCCCGGCGGGTGCGTCACAGGTAGAGCTCGTGCCCTGAGCCGATCATGGCCTTGAGCCGCTCGAGCTCTTGAACGAGCTCGTAGGCCGCCGTGACGACCGCCTTGCACTGCTCCAGGTGCTCGGCGCCCGATGCCCCCAGGCGCGAGTCCTCTGCCGGAAGCGGAATGCCGTGCTCACGCAAGAGCGCGTGCAGTTGCTCGATGTAGGACTGCTGCAGGCGCATCTCCAGCTTGAAGGCGGCCAGCTCGTCGGAGACGAACGGCCCCGTCATCGTGACTTCCATCGATCCCTCCGATCAGGATCGGGGGGCGGGACGATCGGAGTAGCCCCGCCCCCCGGCTGGTGGAACGTTAGGCGTGCGTCGACAGCTTCAGGAAGCGGTCGGTGTCGAACACCTTGCAGGCGAACGCGCCGATCACACCCACCTCCATGCCGCCGATCGAGGGCTCGACGACCCGCATCTGCACGGGCGCGCCGGCCGTCTCACCGACAAGGACGGCATCGCTGTCCCCGATGATGGCCACGCTCGTGTCGAAGGCATAGGAGCCGACGACCCTGAGCCCGGCGTAGGTGCCGGTCATGGAGCCGACGTCGAGGTTGCCGACGGCCGAGATCTGCAGCGTCTGGTCGGTGCCGAGGCCGGCCAGCGAGAAGAAGCGATCGGCCGACAGGTACAGCGTGTTGGACGTCGCCCGGCCTGAGGTCGTCGAGTAGATCGCCCCCAGCCCTGAGATGATGGCCGCCCGCCACTGGGCAAAGGACTCCGTGCCCGCTGTGCCCAGGCGGTTGGAGGCCGTGCCCAGCGTACCGATGGCGGCGTCCTCAATCGCGTCGCAGGCCGCCTCCTCGGTCTGCCGGGCATAGGCCTCGGCGGCGAGGTCGAACCACAGCTGCAGCGCGTCAGGTGAAGACCAGTTGATGACTTGCCAGGAGAGGTTCCCGCCGCCGATGTAGGTGGCCGCGGTCATCGTCGCCAGGTCGACGTTCATGTCGGCGGTGCCACCCTCGGTCTTCTCCGAGGACTGCTGGAGCACCTCCGGCCTGCCGGAGATCTTGGGGTACGTAAGCGACCCTCGCTCGAGCGGCAACTTACGCGCCGACTGGACGACAGGTCGCTTCGCGTCCACGATGTCCATGATCTGGGCGATGTGTTGAGGCGGCAGCAGGCCGGCCACGTCGGAGGTCAGCGTGTGCTCCACTGCTCGCTGGATCCGCTCCTTGGCCGCCTCTCGCAGGTCGCGGACGTTGCCGTGCGCACCGGCCGCCACCTCCGCGATCTGCGGGTAGCGAACGACCAGCTCGTCACGCGCGTACTCCGCGTAGTTGCGGTAGACGATCGGCCCGTCGCCTGACTGCTTCGGCGTCGCCGGCTGCTTGGGCGTGTCCTCTCGCACGAGCTCGGAGACGTCGCGCGAGTTCTGCACCCGCTCGACGTCCGCCGCCAGCAGGACGATCTCGTCCTCCAGATCGGTGATCTGCGAGCGGTACTTCGTCGCCTGCTCCTTCTCGAAATCGTTCAGCTCACGCTGCTCCTCCTCGGCCAGGCCGAGCAGGTCGGTCAACTTCTCGTTCGTGCGCTCGCGCTCGTCCGCCAAGCGCTCCATGCGCATCTTCGTCACTCCGTGCTGTGCCATTCAGGCACCTCCTACTGAGGTCTGGGTTGAACTCTCAGCGGGTGCCGCTCGAGGGTGCCGTCCGCGAGACGGGGTGCTCGGCGGGGTGCGCTGTCCTAAGCGTACTAGCGCCCGGCGGCTGCCCGCAAGGAGGGCGGCGGCTCCATGCCCGCCTGGCCGTACAGGCGGATGAGCTTGCGTGCCGCTGCCGCCTTCTGCGGTGACTGCGTCTGGTTGAGCCTGCCGGCGGCGGCC